AAACTTCTGTACCTCTTGTTTATACTTATTTTCATATAGTGTCAACATGTCTATCGGACCTTTTAAAAAACCATAAGCTTCTGATAGACAACAATATAATAGTCCATTTGGAAAATTTAAACTAATATAATTAGTGTCATTATTCTCTAAAAGATCAGGCATTTTATTAAAATGTATTCTAAATCTATATGTTGTATTTGGTGTTGGAGCTAAAAATATTCGACCTGACGTAGTATCAGATTCTCCTGTAGCACCACCAAACATAGCATAATATTTAGGTTGACCTTGAGCAGCAGAAGTTCCAGTTATATCTTGATACTCTTGTAAATATGTCATGTCTTTTTTTTCTAACCATCTGTTAGCTCCCGTAATTTCTGACCCTGCAGTATCGTAAACTTGTATACCTCTAACAAATAAACATCCTGCTGGAGCATTTATAGACTCTTGTCCAGCAACTAAATTACCTAATTGTTGTTTTCTATCTGCATCAATAGGTACATCTCTAAATATTCTGTATTGTGCATTTAATATAATATTTTCTAAAACAGCATCTGTTAATACATTTGAATCTGTTTCAGTATAGCTTTTAATTTGAGTTTTTAATCCTGATGCACTTAGTCCAGCCATTATCTTACTCTTCCACCTTTCATAAACGCTTTACCTAATCCACGTTGTGAAATTCCTCCACCTCGTAGATATTTTGATCCACCCATTTGTTGATCTCTCAATGGTTTTTCTTTATCTTTTTTCTTAAATTCTTTTTTTAATTTAGGACCTATTTCTTTATTTTTTTTAATTTCAGAACCAGGTTTAATTCTTTTTTGTCTAAAAATAGGTGGACTTCCCAAATCATCTACATTTTTAAAAGGACTACCTTTTTCACCTTTGTAAACATTTTTATAAATTTTATCTGCTTTGCTTCCAGCTTTTCTTAATATTTGTGATATAAGGGCCATTATGCTACTCCTGCTAGTTCTTTACATTTAGGACAACGATGTTTATATTTATTGTGTTCGTCACAAAAACCTTTTGTAACTTCTTTTTCTTGTCTTGTAGGTTTAAATATACCTTTAATCCAATTTAAAATTTTTTTAATCATCCTTCAATCGTTATGGGTCCAACAGAACAACCATAACCTCCTCCTTTTACACCACCAGTTGTAGCAGTATCTGAGTTAACTGTAAAGAAGAAGAAATTTGAAATTAAAAAATCAGTTGTACCCCTTCCTGGATTTCCGTCTCCTGTATCAGGAATATATTTTCCTGTTGTAATAGCATATCCTGAACCTTGTCCTATTTGTGCACCTGTTATTCCATCAAAATTAGGAATTGTTGCATAAGCAAAAACAGGATTACCAGCTGCACCACCAACTGGATTATATGGTGTGCCTGTGCCTGGTGATAATGTAGGTGGTCCTCTAAATAAATACGTTGTTCCATTTGTTAGACCATGTCCTGGTGAATAAACATTAATGATTCCAGAACCTGCTGCATAAGTTTCAAAACCATTCTCTGCTATTAAAACAGTTGTAACTGGTTCTGTTCTATCACTTCTAACACTTCTTAATGCAACGCCATCAGCAGAAAGAGGTTTTGGTTCTAGTTGTGGTTGCTTTGGTTCAAATTCAGAAACATGAACAAACGCACCATTCCATTCTCTAACCATTTCTCTGTATGGAAACTCCATACCAGATCGATCAGAAATTGCTTTTGCATGTTTTCCTGTTGCGTATTTTGGCATTATGCTCCTGGGTAATAAGCTTTTGGTGTAATATATGTACTAGAAGCTGAACCATCTTCTGCAAGTGCTCTTGCTAATTCATCTTCATAATATAATTTCATTTGTTGAACTAATTGTGGTGTATATTTTTGTGCAAGATAAAAAGCTAAACCTGCAACCATGCAAGGAACAAATCTAAATGGTACATCAGATGCATTTGTATAATCTCCTACATCTTGAATTCTTTTTATATAATAAAAATGCATATCTTTAGATGCATTAGTTGAGTCAGGTGTTGGATAAATACTAATACTAACATGATCAATAAATCTTTGTACCCAATATTGATTAGGTGTTCCTTTTGAAAGTTTATTTGAAAAACCTGCATAAGTAGATCTATCTACTTTTGTCATCGGACTATCCGATTGAGTTACAGCTGTTCTATTAGATCTTAATTGTGCTTCAAGAACATCGGACATTCCATATACACCATTTGGATTTGATGTTGCACTTGTACCATCAGAAGATGCTCTAAAAAATTTGTATTCGGCTTGTCCTTCAATTAAATCAAGATCAAGTTCATCTATCTCCCAATAGTGAATACCTCTGTTACCCCACTCTTGAAATAAGATATTAAGAGATCGTCTTGCAGATTTTAGTTGATAACCTGCAACGTTTTGTAATCCAATACGTTCAAATGCATCTTCTACTATTTCATCAATAGCAAAAGTTTTATCGAACGTTGTAGTGTCCGAGGTAGTGTTAGCCATTTAACCTCCTAGCCAGTATATCCAATTGTGACAGAAGTAGTATTAGTTAAATCTAAATATATTCCAGTTCTACATCTAATACCGCTTCCTGGTACATAAACGTCTAACCCTTCTGTTCCACAATTTGCTTCATACACTAAAGCTCCAGAATCACTTGTTCCATCGTAAATTTTAACATTACTATTAGCTACGCCTTCAACTTGAATATAAGTTATTCTAGCTGGTCCAATAAATGAACCTGAAGCGTCTGTTGCTTTGCCAAATCTACCGTCAGAAGTTCTGCATGAAAACTGTTGATCTGATGTTGCCATATTTGTTTCTCCTTAAAATTAATATGTGGGGCCGAAGCCCCACACTAATTATTTATTAACTATCTGCGTATGGTGTTACTATTGTACCTGATCCAAGCAATAAAGAATTGTGGACTAAGTATGTAGCAGTATCAATCGCTGTGATAGATACCACACTACCAACGATTCCACCTTTTGTAGAACCATTCATAGTTATAACATCATTAGTTGCACCTGGGATGAAAGCTTTTTTAGAACCATCATCTACAGCTATCATGATACCACCTTTAAATTTGTCAGTACCATCAGTTAAGATGTCCATATCAGTTGCAGCTGTTTCAACATAAAAATGAAAAGTTGCACCAATATTATTTTGTGTAGAATTACCAAATCCAACGTTGTTTGGATCTGCATCTGGTCCAGCTGAAGCTCCGTCCGCTGTAGTTTTGATACTTGGTAAAGTAAATTTACCATCAGCATCGTTTGTAAGTAAAATCTTACCAGCGTGATCTTTAACATTTAAAGTTGTGTCAGCTGTTAAGCTTACTGTCATGCTCGGTCCAAGATTGATAAATCCTTTTTGAGATATCACTGGTCCCGAAAATGTAGTTTTTGCCATAATTATCCTCCTAGTTTTCCGAATACTGTCTCTAGGCCGTCGACTATACTCGTCAGTATTCTAATTAAATTGTATAGTGCGGATATTATATGTTATTTTTTAGTAGAGTGCAAGAGAGCCTACGGTATTTATGCATTTCAGCGATGTAGCTTTTGATTAAGTAGCTACAGAAACTTGTGG